TTGTACCAATGATGATTAGCTAACAATGTTGAGATCTGTTTATTGATGTTTTTTGGTATGTTTAAATCAATTATTTGAACGTCCATAAAATTTTCTTATATAGATTATACAGAGTAATTGATATTAAAAAGTACCCCAGGGGGTAAAAGAGGTGTATCTGGTGTATCTAAAAGTCTATTAGTCAATTATATCAACACTTTTAATCAATTTTAGTGGTGTATCTATGGTGTATCCGTGGTGTATCTAGGATACACCACTCTTGCGGGAACGCTATCGGAACTTTTTGGGGATGTAGTCATTACTTTGAAAAATCTATATAATAGAAAATTATGATGAAAAAACTTTTACTTCTTAAAAAGGGTGTTGATGTGTTAAGAGGTATTAGCAAAAAAAGAGCACCATCTTCTTCTCCAGGCAATATAGTAAATGATAAATTTCAAGGTAGATTTGCTTTTGAAAGAGCTAAAACTAAAAAGGCAGATAAGAAAAGAGTTGATGCTGCTAAAAGTTTTGCAAAAACTACAGGCGATTTTAAAACAGTACCCAAAAAAGATCGATTGATATTAAAAGGCAAATTAACAGCTAGAGAGACTGCTGTTGGTAGAAGATTATTTAATAAATTTGCACCTAAAAGAAGTCCATTTCATTCACCTTCCCAAAGACAAGGTAGATTCAATAGATTGATACTACCTAAAAGTGCATTAAAAAGATTGAAAGTTGATCGTAAATTGACTAGAGAAGTAAGGAAAGAGAAAAAAGGTGGTATAGTTTAAAATGTATAAGAAATTTCTATTAATGAATAAATTAGGTAAGGAAGTGCTTAAGGCTGCTAAATCTTATTATAGAGGTGGTGGTAAAACCATTAAACAAATGATGGAAGCACAACCTAGTAAAAACATAAAAGCACAATCTAGAGAGCATGCAAAAGGGGATATAAAATTTTTTATAAAAAGCAAAATGAGAAAAGGTAGAAAGTAATGCCTGGTGGACTTAAAAAGAAATCATTAAGAACTGAACTTGATCTTACTCCCAAACAAAAAATGTTTGTTGAGATATACGTAAAGGATTGGGGTTCAATTACACAAGCTGAAGCACTTAAGCGTGCAGGCTATGTGTGTACTAATGAAAAAGATTATGGATCTGTTGCATCTAGAATGTTGTCTAGAAAACACAGCCCGCATATCGCAAATTATTTTGATAAATTATTTGATCTTGAAAAAAAGAAATATGAAAGTGACAACTTAAGAAGATTTAAAAGATTAGAACGAATTTCTGATAAAGCTGAGAAAGATAAACAATACGCTGCTGCTATAAATGCTGAATATAGATCAGGTCAATTAGCAGGTGCATATGTAGATCGTAAAGAAGTAACTGTCAGTGGTTTGGAGGGTATGTCACGTGAACAACTTGAGAAAAAACTTGAGGAACTGTCAAACAAGATCGATGGGTATAACGCCAAGACAATCGAGATTGAGTCAGAAGACGTTACAGCAATTGAAAAAGGCTAGCTGGTCTGATTGGTTGGACGCATTCAATCAAGTACATAACTCTACTATGTTTACCTCTGTGGGTAAGATAAAGGTTGAGATTGATGATTAGAAAAAGAATTGCAATGCCAAAAAAAGTTAAACAAGAGATTGATAAATATCCAATGGTTTCTGTTGAATGGTTCGATATCGTCTCGGACTCTTCGTGGTCTACTTTCTCTGATGTAAAAAAAGCTAAGCTGGCTACCTGCATCACCAAAGGTCATCTCCTCTCTCAAACTAAAGGTGTTACAAGAATTTTTGGAGATTACTCTTATAACGATAATCAAACAGAGATAGAAACAATCGGTAATACAACTCTTATTCCTAATTCTGTTATAAAAGAAATCAAAAAACTTACTTAATCATGAGCAATAAAAATGGGGAGTCTAGGCTATGGCAAAAGGTAAAAAAAGGACTGACTGATTGCTTTTTAACTCGCATAGAATCTAGCACAATTAACGGTATACCTGATATTCATGCAGTAATGGATCATGAAGTTTTTTGGATGGAATTAAAATCAGATTCATTAAGTTATCCGAAGCTAAATAAATGGCAGATTGTTTGGATCAACAAATATATAATGGCTGGTGGTAAAGTTATTATCTTGGATGAGACCCCTTTGAAGAGAACCCTTAAACTCTACAGACCGGTGTCCGTGTTTACTGATCCTCGTTCCCTCGTTGCATTTGCCTCGTTCTCGTTCCCGTTACAATGGCCACTGGTCCAGCGCAGGATGCTAACGGAGCTGGGACGGCAGCCCGATGCAGCGTGATCCTCGTTCTCGTTCCCTGGCCTCTGAACTTTTCCCTCTTTGTTTGTTCAGGGGCCTGGGATCCAGCAGCAGGTGATACCGAAGCTCGTTCTCGTTTTCGGTAACCAACAAATGTCGTTTCTCGTTTAAGGAACTGGTGAGCCCATGCAGCTCCCGAAGCTGGGGTCTGCCATCAGGATTCACCTGCTGGTACGAATGGGTACAGTAAAAATACTTCGTTGGGCTATTGACATGTATCCCATGATATCTTATATGTATATCGCGCTGCTGGCAGGGCCTTCATTGGAAATGACTAGACCAGGGCGCACCATGGTTAACAAACAAAGGAGAAAAAGATGAAGCTCGGAAAATTAATTAAGAAACTAAACAAAGAAAACTCACCACCGGATGGCTGGTCCGCTGCAGATGCTGTAGACAAACCTGAAGGAGGCAAGGTATACGCACTAACTGGATCTCGGGGCTCGCGCTGCATTGCAAACGGTAATACCTGGGCCGAGTCTGAGGTGACTGGTGCAGCAGCTGATGCTGGAGAAGCTCAGTGGGACTAGTTCTCGCTTACCTGTGCATGTTGTTCCTCTTCCCGAACTTAACATTACTGGCATCAGGGATCCTGGTGCTCTCGCTCGTTGGTATCCTGTGATGCCGTCCTCGTCTCGTTCTAGAAGACTGCTGGGCAGCACACGGATCTGCCAGAAGCTGGGGCTTCCACGCTAGAAGTTCGGGTTCGGGTTTTGCAGTTTAGAATGATTCTAAAAGATAATTGTTGCAATGGTCATGGGATTTGATAAGATGAAGTTGTCTAATAAATAAAGGAAAGGAAATTTATGGGATTAGATCAACACGCACATCTTCGTGGTCATAAGGTAGATTGGGAAAAATACTACGAAGATGATAAAGAGGAAAACGAAAAAGTTTTTGTGTGGAGAAAACACGCAAGACTTCAGCAGTTCATGTCAGCGAAATGGAATGAACAAAACACTAACCACGAACACAAAGGAATGCTTTCACATCTCGGTTTTAATGGAGATGATGACAGTCCTGTCTATATAACAGAAGAGGTGGCGAAAGAGTTAGCCGAACAAATCCAAGAGGGGTACAAGGATTACGTTGCCGAAGATGGTTTCTTCTGGGGTCAGCAGTTCCAAGAAGAAAGTGTCAAAGAATACAAGGAACAAGATATTAAGTTCTTGAAGTTCTGTGAACAAGCGATCAACGATAAGAAGGTCGTTGAATATTGGTGTAGTTGGTAATGGCTAAAAAATTTAAAAAAGACGAGGCGACAGATGTCGCCTCGTTCTCAACGAAGAACGACAAACTTAAGATTACCAAGCTAGAGCATGGCACGGCACAGGAAGATGCGTTCTTAAATTATATAATTAAATCTATTGGAGATGATAAAGATGTTAGTATTAGTATTGATGGAGGTAAAAGAATACCTATTAAAGACCTTAAAAAAAAGATTAATTAAGGGGTTGCATAAGATGAGATAAGATATATATTCTTACTGTCAAACAAACAAAGAGGTAAAAATGACAAATGCAATAAAAAAGCTAAAGCAAGATGAAAAGAAAGTAGTTCTTGCTTATGCTCAGTTAAAGCTAAAGTCTAATAGACTAGCTAAAGAGTTAGACACAATGAAACAGAATGTTGTTGATGTGTTTAATAGATCAAACCAAAACTTAATCATAGTTCAAGATGAACATGGAAATAGTTTTGGCTTACAAAAAATAAATCGTAAGAGAAAGAAATTTGAAACTGCTAATTTCAAAATTGCTCATAATGATTTATTCAACAAGTTCTGTACTGAATTAGAGTACAGCGAATATAAAGCGATAGGGGATAACAATGCCCAATAATGATTTAATTAATATCGCTAACGTGTTAAGTGAAAGACTTAACACGTCAACCCCAACCTCATTAGCAGATATGGTTATTGAGAATGGTCAAAAGAAACAACTCAATTATGAGATTATGTTTCAACTATTAATGGGCGAATGTGAAAAGCATATACTCGAGAACGTGGGCAACCCTGTTGTTGACGAGTTCAAGGACAATGTACTAAAGAAATTTAGCACGTTAGTTCAAGCCTTACACTCCCAAGAATAATAATAAACAACCAATGGCGTTATAACTAACGCCATTGGTCTAGCCTGTTGCAAGGCTCATTTCATTTATAAAAATCAAAAAAGCAGGTACAAGTTACAGGTCACGCACAGCCAGGTGGCAACGCTGGGCGAACGGGTTTACAAAGTAGGATATATAAATATACTAGGGTCCCAAACGGTATGAATATTGAGAACCTAACTGAAGAAGAATTAAAAGATATTATTCTAAAAAAGCAATTAGAGTGGATCAAGTTATGCCAGGATAATTTTTTAGTTTTTGCTGAGTCTGTTTGGCAAGATTTTATTTATCGTAAGACAAAGGACCCAAAGAAATACGGGCACCATCAAATTATTTCTGAAGCGTTTCAAGATATTGCAGATGGAGACGCAAAGAGGCTCATAATCAATATGCCTCCACGACATACTAAATCAGAATTTGCATCTTACTTATTCCCTGCTTGGTATGTTGGAAAGTATCCAAAGAAAAAAATAATGCAGGTATCACACAACGCTGAACTTGCTTCAAGGTTCGGTAGCAAAGTTCGAAACTTAATGAACACTAAAGAGTACAAAGAGATATTTGGAAATGTTACACTTAGAGAAGATAGTAAAGCAAAAGGTAGGTGGGAAACCAATCACGGTGGTGAATACTTTGCAGCGGGTGTAGGCGGTTCGATTACAGGACGAGGGGCCGATTTGCTTATTATCGATGACCCACATACTGAGCAAGATTCTATGTCTGACTCAGCGATGGAACGTGCCTACGAATGGTATAGCTCTGGACCTAGACAACGTTTACAGCCAGGCGGAAGAATTTTAGTAGTCATGACACGATGGGCTACTGATGATTTAACAGGAAGATTAGTGAAGGCTCAAGGAGAAGTAAAAGCGGATCAGTGGAAAGTAATTTCTTTTCCTGCGATCATGCCTAACGATAAACCAGTTTGGCCTGAGTATTGGAGTAAAGATGATTTAGATTCTGTGAAAGCCTCAATCTCTACAAAAAATTGGAATGCACAGTATATGCAGGACCCAACCTCAGAAGAGGGTGCAATTATAAAAAGGGATTGGTGGCAGGATTATGATAAGGAGTATCTTCCAAAACTGCTCCACGTGATACAATCCTATGATACTGCATTTTCTAAAAAAGAAACAGCAGACTATTCTGCTATTACTACTTGGGGAATCTTTGAACCTGTACAAGGATATGAAAAATGCATAATACTTCTTGATGCACAAAAAGGAAGGTATGATTTCCCTGATTTGAAAAATCTAGCATTAGAACAATATCATTACTGGGAACCTGAAACAGTCATAGTTGAAGCTAAGGCTTCAGGACAACCCCTTATACATGAGCTTAGACGAGCAGGAATTCCTGTAGTAGATTTCGTTCCAGCTCGAGGAAGAGATAAATATACTAGAATAAATAGCTGTGCACCTGTGTTTGAGTCTGGTATGGTGTATGCACCTATTGACGAACACTGGGCACAGGAAGTTATTGAAGAATGTGCAGCATTTCCTAATGGTCAGTATGATGACTATGTAGACAGTATGACCCAAGCTGTGTTAAGATATAGGCAAGGTGGATTTGTTTCTACATATTCTGACGATTGGGATGATCCGCCAATGAAATTAGAAAAAGATTATAAATATTATTAGGAGAACCTATGGCACTTAAAGGTAACCAAAAGAAGTTAGATAAAAATAACAACAATAGAATTGATGCACAAGATTTCAAAATCTTAAAAGCAGAAAAAGCAAAAGGTAGAGGCATGGGTCTTCAAGATGAAAAAGTCAAACCAGGTAAAGTTATGAAAGCTAGAAAAGGTTTATCTTTTGATGAAAAACTTAAAAGACAGAACAAAGGTCTTACAAGTAAAACTACTGGTAAACCAACTTCTTTAAAAGCACTTAGAGAAATGAAAGGCTTTAAACCTGGAGAGACTCCATCGCAATTTAATCAAAGAATGGATTTAAGGAAGGCAGCTACAAAAGCTGCTAAATCGACAAGACTTGGTAAAATAATTTTACCTGTCGCTGCTGCAGGAGTCGCTGCACAACAATATCTAAAATCTAAAATGAAAAAGAAAGATGAGCCTAAGAAAAAAATGGGTGGTGGCATGATGATGAAACCTATGGGTTACAAGTCAGGAACATCTGTAAAAGCAAAATGCAAACTAGGTAGAAACAAACCTACAAAAATGTACTAGGAGG